ATGCGGTACAACCCTGCACTCGATGGACTGAGAGCCTTGGCCGTGCTGCTGGTCTTGGCGTTCCACGCCCGGATTGAGGGGTTCCACGGCGGGTTCTTCGGGGTCGACGTCTTCTTCGTCCTGTCGGGCTACCTGATTACGCGCCTGCTGGCCGACCAGCACAGCGCCACTGCAACCATCAACGTCCCCGCCTTCTACCTGCGCCGCCTGCGCCGGCTCTATCCGGCACTGCTGCTGTTCCTGGGCGTCTACCTGATCGCCGGGCCATTGGCCTTCCCGAACCGGCAGGGTCACGCGCGCGACGCGCTGGTTGCCGCCACCTACCTTTCCGATTACGGCTTCGCCTTCTGGAAGATTCCGTGGGTGGTCCAGCACACCTGGAGCCTGTCGGTGGAAGAGCACTTCTACCTGGCCTGGCCGGTTGCCCTGCTGTTGGTTCTGAGGCTGCCCCGCAGGTACTGGACCGTGGTGGTCCTGTCGCTCGCCGCGGCCGCCACCCTGTGGCGTTGGCACGTCGTGTTCAACGTGGACTCGTGGCAACAGCCCTACTACCGGTTCGACACCCGCCTGTCCGGTCTGCTGCTCGGCGCTGCTGCCGGCCTCTGGAAGCCGCAGGTCCCGCGGCTGGCCGCCCCTCTCGGCGGTGCGTTGCTGCTGCTGGCCATGTCGCAGGCATACACGAAGGTCGATACCGCCCTGACCGTGTGGATGGCCGTGGCTGAGGTCGGTTCGCTGCTGCTGGTGCTGGGTGCCCACCAGGTCCGCCTGCTCGCGTGGGCGCCACTGGTGTGGATCGGGAAGCTGTCCTACGGCATCTACCTGTGGCACTACCCGATCATGCTCTGGCTGCGCGGGCATGACGTGACCGGATTCGAGTGCCTGGCTATCGGCGGTGGCGGCGCCATCCTTGGCGCGGCCCTGTCCTACTTCACAGTAGAACGCTTCGCTCGATCAAGGCGTGCTCACGGCGTAGAAGCTGCCGGGAGCGGACAGGTTGGCGCACTCGGCCGCGATCCAGGCATCCGATAGGGCGCTGGCTCGCAGGTAGACGAAGCCCATCCGTCCCGCGAACATCTCGGCCAGGCTCTGGTCTTCGACACCCATATGCAGGGAGACCTTGCCGGTCGGCGCGGTCGTGATAGGCGCGGCGTGGGCTTCTCGAACGCCGTTGTAGAACAGCGATCTGGAGGTCGTGCCCACGTACCTTGCGTGGACGCGCGTTTTCGCCCCTGCCGCCGGCGTCGTGGTCGACTCCAGCCAGGTATTGCCCGTGTCCCACAATCCTACCTTGCCCGTCGCACCTCGATAGCCGAGCGTCACGCGGTTGGTATTCGCCGTCGTGTTTGCGGTGTAGGAGAGAATCGCCTGGTTGGCCGCGGCAAAGGCGTTGGCGATGATCGTCGCGCCCATGGTGAAGGTGGCCTGGTTGGTAAGCCCCTGGCCGAGCATGTAGCCGGTGTTGCTGCCGACGACCACCGATTCGAACCCGCCGCCAGCCTCAGTATTGAGCGGCCGAATGGTATGCAGGACCGTGCCCGTTCCATCGTCGCGCAGTACCAAAAGGTTGTCATCAGTGGACCCCAGCCCTTCGTAATTCCCAGCGCGGGACGTGGCACCATCAGGGATATCCGTCCATGCGCGCGTAGCCGTATCCAGGTTCTCACTCATACGGAATGTGAAATCTGCTGTATCCCCATTGGCAAACCACATGTCACGCCAACGGGCTAGGCCCTGAACACGCATGGGCCCCGGGTTACCGCTGCTGGAGCTCTCATATGCGAGGGTACTCAGGTTGTATCGATTCAGCTTAAAGGTGGCGCTATCGCTATATCTAGTTGTCCACAGCGCGTTCTGCTCAGCGTTGATGGCGATGGTCGATATCTCGTCGGCCTGCGCCGAAACGTCGACCGAGTCGATGAAGGCCAGGGTCGCCGCGTTGAACCGAGCGATGCGCTGGTTCGAGAACACCGTGACGCTGGTGTAGGACTCGACTGGCACGTAAAGCACGCCGTTGTGAACGTCGGGGTCTCCGCAGTGGTTCGTCCCGTTACCCACATCGCCAACCGGGTTGGCATTTGTCGCAACCAGGTTCCACGAAGCGTCGTATTTGTTGATGGCGTTCGTGTCAGTCAGGTAGTAGTGAGTGCCATCCCAACACACGCCCTGATGCTCAGTCAGCCCTGTTTTGTCGCTGACCAGTTCGAACAACTTGATGCGGTTTGACTGCGCCGCGGCAGAACCAACACCGGTCCAGTCTGTCTCGACCAAATTGAACAGGAATACGCGCTGGTAGTCTGCCCATACCGCATAGGCACCGTTGGCCGCGTTGTTGGGCACCTTGGCAAGCGACGAATCTCCGTAATGAAGGTCAAATTCTGTGATGGACGAGGCACTCAGAGTCGCCCGAACAAACATGGCTCCTGCCTTCGCAGCCGGGTCCACACGGACCAGATGGAACGGGATGTCGACCCCGGCCGTAGTCTTCGCCCTGAAATCGCGACCGTCTTTGTAGGCCATGCCGGTCCAGACCGCCGGAGGCAGTAAGGATAGGTCAATGTAAACCGGGAAACCGGACATGGCCTCCGTCTGCGCAGGGATGGTGATGCGCACGCGCTTTTTCGCAGGTGCTCCCCGGAACCGTGCTCCGGCGACCACGCCGGGGATCACGGCGCAGCCTCCAGGCTGCCGGCTAGAACCCACTCGTCGGTGGCGCGCTTGACCAGAACCGCGGTCGCCCACTGCTTTCGCAGCTTCAGCGTCTCGTCGGTGCGGATCGTCACGCCTGCACCCGCTACCACCGTCGTCTGCCCTGCCCCGCGCTGGTTGATGTTGCGCACAGCGCCTATCGGGAACGCCACGGTCGAGTTTGGCGGCACAGTGAGGGTGTTGGCGGTTGCCACGTCCATCTCGATCCAGTCGCCATCAGCCAGCGCCAGCGTTGCACTGGCGGTCTTCGTGGTGATCGTGACGCCGCTTCCCGTGGTCGCCAGCGCCGCGATCTGGGCCAACGTCGCTTTCTTGTCGACGCCGCCCTGGACGATCTGACACAGGTCGGCTCCAGAAACGGTAGCTGCTGCGGTGTAATCGGTGGCGTACTTGGGCATGATCGTTACCTGTCGAAGTCGTAACCCACCAGCGCGATGGACACCGAGCCTGTGAGTAGGCCCAAGATCGGGCCGATGAGGGGAAGAGAGGCGTTCAACAGAACCGTGAACTGCCGGTTGGCGTCGAGCGTGATGTCGAGGACCGGGGAGGAGCCGGGGATCGCGGCGTACTGAAAGTTCGTGGACGAAGGGGCGCCCACGTCCGACCGCGAGGTGTAAAGGGTGAAGTTCGTCGGGTTGAGCACCTGGACGATGGCCCGGTTGGCCGTCACCGGCAGTACCGCAGACAGGTCAACAGTCTGCGGCGTGGTGGCCACCAGCCCCGAGAGCAGCATGATCGGCACACTACCGGCCGCAGTCGCCGCGTCCAGCATCACCCGGTTCCCCATCTCGGACGGCCGGGTGTGCTTGCCAGGGCGCAGAACGGAGCTGGCGTTGGTGCGGCCGCTGATCAGGTAGCGTCGCGTCGGGTCGCCTGTCTTGCACCGCGCGGTGCCGAGATACGGAACATCAGGGCCGGTCGTGGACGCTTCCAGCCCCATCAGGCCGCTGCCCATGTCGTAGGCGTACAGGTGGTAGAACGTGTTGGCTGTCGGGCTGCTTAGCGTCACCGAGGCGCTGCCGTCGCTCAGTACCCGGCCAGTCCCCGGCACGTAGCACATGCCCGGGGACACGCTGACCGTCAGCCCGTTGAGGCCTACCGAAGCTTGCAGGCCGCGGATGATGGAGATAGAGGGATCGAGCGCCATCAGTTCGCGATGCTCCGGTCAGAGAAGCGGCGCCATTTCGTGCCGCTTGCTACGGTCGAGTCGTACCAGCAGGGCTCGCGACCGCCTGCCAGGTCCGTGATTGCCACCATCTGGAAGTCGGCGACACCTGTCAGCGCGTTGGCTGCGGCCAGCGTCATCGGCGCCAAGGCGTTGATGGTGGCCAAGGACCAAGTCCCAGCCGTCGCTCTGAGGGGGACGCCAGCGCCTGTCAGTGCCGCGATTGCGGCCAGGTCAGAGTCCAGCGGCTGGTAGTCGGGCACGTTGTAGAGCCACGACCACGGGACGGCAGGCGTGTTCTGCCGCAGAGGTTGGCCTAGCTGGTCGGTCAGCAGGTTGCCAAGCTGGTCGGTAAGCTGCGGGAATAGCGGGTTGTCGCCACTGCCGCCCGTCGCAGAAATGATCGGCCGCCGCGGGTCGGTCTTGTCTATCGTGACGTTGGTCCCGGCGATTACATCCTGCAGAGCCGTATCGGCCAGCCCGAGTGAGACGAGGACGGAGGGAGCCAAGGCCAATACGACGACCCCATCCGTTCCCGTTGTCTTGGTGATCTGGTTCGTTGTCCCAGAGATCGCGCTGGAGATCGCAAACCAACCCTTCGCACCCGTCGGCCCTGTGCCGTAGTACATCGTGTTGCCGGGAGCGTTGCTGTCGTTCTGCAGCGTGATGATCACCGCCCCGCCTGGCTGCGGGATGCCCTGGACACCGATTGAGCCCTGTCCCAGCAACTGGAAACTCAGCGACTGGCCATCCTCCAGCTGCGCCACCCGAGCGGCCAGTTGGGCGTAAAGCTCGGCCAGATCCTGTTGTGTCTGCGCCGAGGCCAGCTTGAGGAAGAAGTCCAGCCACGCCCGGGTCACATGGCCGCCATTCCCCGCGATTGGCTCCGCAATGCGCGGTACGTCAGCCGGGGATGCCATCAGGCGGCGACCTTGCCCACCGCACGCCACATGATCGGGATCGGGCTGGTCAGGTTGTACTGCGACCGGGTGTCATCGATGCCCAGGTCCCATGCGATGGTGGCGCCGGTCGTGCTGACCGCGGACACGCCGATATCGCCGATGTAGCCCGCCGAGACGACGCCGGAGCCCTTGTTGATCGTGACCTGCAGGTTCGGGACCGTGAGGTACGGGACGGGGAACGTGATGCTGCCGGTGGCGATCTGCGCGGCGCTCGCCGGGATCGAGGCAGTGCCCCACTGGTCCAGATTGGTCCCGACCTTGGTGAAGTTGTCCCCGAAGCTGTAGTTGGGCGTCGGGATTGGCGTCGGCGCCTGAAGGATGTAGGTGCCGCCATTCGCGACCGGGATGTACCCGTCCGAGCCGGTCGGGTCCGGCATCTGAAGGATCGAGCCCCACGACAGGATCGAGCCGTCGTTGGTCAGGAACTGGCCCGAAGGCAGCGGGGTCGGGATGGTCAGTCCACCAGCGGCCCCGTCGCTCACGTCTCGGGTCCAGATCACGGCGCCCAGCGAGTCACGCAGGACGACCGAATACGCCCCGCTCAGCCAGATGTTCACGTTGGCGCGCCCGGACGAATCCAGGGGCACCGGGTTCGTGTTCGGGATGGTCAGGCCCTGATCCGACCAGGTCATTTTGGGCGTGCTGGTGCCCTGTTCGAAGAACGCCAGGAACCCGCCCGCCACCGGCTGGTTGCTGAGCAGATCGAAATACGTGGGGTTCGGGTCGTAAAAACGTCCGCTCATGGGTGCTCCAGGCAATAAAAAAGCCCGCTCAGGGCGGGCTGTGGATAACGCAGCGGTGGTCCGGCGGTGGTAGCATTCGGCGATCCATCCAAGGACGACCCCGATGAACTGGCTATACGCCATTGCCCTGAAGGCTGTCTTCGTGCCGGTGTTCGCCTACCTGTACTGGCTTCTGGCCATCAAGGGCGGCAACAAGCTGGTGAAGTTCCTCGTGCCCAGCAAGAAATGGCGCGAGATCCTGACCAAGGAACGCTACTTCTAATCGGTCGCCGGCTGGGCAGATCGGCCGGTCGTCATCGCAAGCTGTTCCAGCGCTCCGCGCACAGCAGATGCACCAGCCGGCGGCAGTGCATTGAGCACGCGCCGAGCCTCTTCCGGGTTCGCAAGCAGGTAGGCCAGTCGCTCCTTCAACTGGTCGTTCTTGCTCTTGTCCAGGATGTCGAGCAGGTCGCCAACATAGCGGCCACCGGGCATCAGCCCCATTGCTTCACGTCCTGCACCCTTGGCGATTCGGTCTTGCACGCCAAGACGCTCGAAGGTCTGGGAGTTGCCGCCGCTGCCGGCCGTGGCTCGGAATGCCTGCCGCTCGAGATCGTCCTGAATCGACTTAATGATCGCGATATCGCCGGGGCGAAGGATATCCGCAGCCTTGGCCTTCTTGAAGCCTGTGGCCTTGGCAGCAACGTCGTCCAGAGAGCGCGACGCCTTGCTGAACTGCGCCGGCGTCAGGACCTGCACGCCCGTCACCGGGTCCATAACCGCACCGCCGGAGCCTCGCCCGGTCAGCGCTTGGCCGACCTGCATACGGTTGATCGGGCCGGACATCTCACGGTACTTCTCCAGGTACTGCGAGAAGCTGGGGGAGGCATCTGCGAGCTTGGAGTCCAGCGCGCCTTTGATCTGCATCAGCTCCTTCGTAGCAGCCTTGGCATACGACTTGTCGCTGCCCGCCTTCCCGCTCAGGAGGTCATCGATGTACTTGCGCGTGCCGTAGAGGCTGAACACATCGTCGCCCGCCTCATCCAGAGAGCGCTGAACATCCAGAAGGGCTGACTGGACCGAGGGACGGGTCGCAGTGGATTCCAACTGACGATCCAGAACGCTGCGGACCGCGGCCACATCAACGCCTCGGTCCTGCATGGCCTGCTCTCGCAGCGCCTTGGTGTCCTGGTTTCGCGCGCGAGTTGCGGCCGCCAGCGCGGTTTCGTCTTGAGCGAACGTCTCCAGAGCGCGGACGCGCGCAGCATTGTTGGCTCGGTCGATCGCGTCGAACTGCCCGCCGGTGCTGCGCGAGGTTCGTTCGAGGCGCGCGATCCCCGGATCAAGCGTTTCCTCGGCAAGTGTGCGCTGTACGCCGTCAACCTGAGACGGGGCAACCCTCTGCAGTGCAGCGGGGTCTGAAGCCTCGCGCATCAGGACCTGCGCGGCGCCACGATCAGCGGTCGAGAGTCCGCCGCGGCCAAGGCCAGCCAGTGCGTTGTAGGTCGCGCCCCCCAGCTTTGCCAAACCTGCACCACCGCCGCCACCGGCCAGGCCGACGAGTGCATTCACTCCGCGCTCTTCGGTGCTGGCGGCTGGTTGGATTGAACCGATGACGGCACCCTGCAGCGCATTGCCTCGGATGGTGGTGGGAAGCAGCGCCGGGGCCGCTGCTGTCCCACGTGCGGCGAGGCCCGGCCCGAGAAGCTGAGCGATCGTGCCAAGAACGTTGCCGGACATGCCTGCACCGGTATCCAGCAGCGGTCGGTCAAGCTCTCGCCGGTCGGCAGTCTCCTGTCGCATCTGCTGGCGCGCTTGGCCCAGCTCCGACAACCCGCCAAGGGCGCTCTCGGTGAATCCCCGGCCCTGCAGCAGCCCGAGGACACCAGAGTTGATCGCCGCCCACCCGGTGGGCTGGCCCTCAACCGCTGACTGCTTCAGGCCCTGATACGTGTCGACTAGGGACTTCCCCACGCCGGCACTGAAACGATCAAGGCCGCTCATAGAATCGGTCGGATTCGCGGCGGCCTGCTGCACCGCTCGGTCACTCTCGCGAACGCCGCCAACGATATCGATCTCAAGCGGCTCCTGGCCGCCTTCATCAACGATAGGGTCCTGGTCCCAAGGTGCGCTCGATCCCTGCTCAGGGGCAGCAGGCGCGACCATCGACGGGACGGGCTGAGTCGCTGGGGCAGCGGCTACAATTTCGTCCTCATCCCAAGGATTGGCCATCAGCGCTTCCTCCGCTGGGTGCCATCAGGAGCGATGAACAGCGCACCGCTCGGGAGCGCGTTGTAGTCCTCGGCGGACTGGATTCGGCGTGCTGCGCCCCCCGGCACTGCGGTGCCACCCCCTGCTGCCTGAGCCTTGGACTGAGCACGGGCAATGGCCGACTGGGCAACTTCACGGAGATCCTGCAGCGACTGGCGGAATGCCTGCTCGCTTTGGTCTCGGTTGAGACGAGCGATTGCCTGCTCCGCCTTGGTTCCTTCCACCTCGGTGATGGCACCGCCGCCCTTCAAGCTCTGGAACGCCTGCAGGAAGGTGCCACCCTTGATCTGGTCGAGCAAAACCCGGAAATCGGTTGCGTCAGTGCCCGGCACGTAGTTACGCGGGTCGATTCGGCCAGATGCACCCACCGCCGTAGCCAGCCCTGGATGGTTGAGCGCCGAGTCGATCAGGCGGATCGCATTGGTGGACTCCTGCATCACGCGCGGCAGGTTCTGGACTGCATCAAGCCTGGCCTCTGCCTCCCCCTTCGCCTGCGCGGTGCCGCCCGCCTGCTGAATCGCTGCCTGCGTGCGCATACCCAGTTCTTGAGGAAGGAACTGCTGCTGGGCCGCCAGCTTGGCCGCCTCTACCGCTGCAGCCTGATCCTCAGCGCGCCGCCCCACCAGGGGCTGACCGGCGAACGCCATCTGTGCCGGAGGTTCCTGACCCGAGGCCAGCGACTGGCGAATCTGCTGCTGCACCTGCGGCGGGAGGTTCGGATCGATGTAGGTCTGCTGGCCGTTGATCTGCTGGTAGCCGCCCTGCGGCTGCTGCGGGGCTTGCTGGGCCGGGGCTCCAAGAGCGGCATTCGTGTACCGGCCGGTGCGGCGGTCAAAAGTAACCTGCGTCGGGGTGCCGTTGACATCGATTGTCAGAGACTGCTGGTTGGCGCCAACGTCGTTTCCGCCAAGAACTTGGGTGGAGCCGTCGCGCATGATGGCCACACGCTGCCCGTTGTTGTCCACATAGGTGGACTGGACACCCGAACCCGCCGCCCCGCCGCTGTAAGCCTGCACCAGCGACTGCGCGGCCTGATCGATTACAGGTGCGGTCTGGGCGTTGTACTCAGTGGGGAGATCGGACAGGCCGAACTTGGACAGGGTCGGGACGAACTGCTGGTACAGCCCCGGCCGGGCCTGCTCCGGTGCTGAGGTCAGCAGCTTGGCCATGTTGATCATGGTCGTGTTGCGACGCTCGTCATTGTTGCCGAGCTGCCGATCCAACGCAAAGGCCTGGCCTGCGTCCACCGCGGCGGCCTGACCCAGAATCTCCTGGCGCTGATCGGCCGGAGCCTGATATGCAATCGACGCAAGCTGGTTGATCTTGTTGCGGTCCTGCACACCGCGCACCTGCTGGCCGAACTGGAATCCGCCAGCCAAGCTGTTCATGAAGTTCTGCTGGAAATCAGCCATGGCTTAGACCCACCCCTTGAAGTCGAAACTGGATCGGCGGCCAGCGCCGGCTTGGCCCATCAGGCCGTCCATGTTGTTGCCGAATCCCTGCAGACTGCCGAGAGCGTTCCCGCCACCCCCACCGCCGCCTGCCCCCAGGTATGCACCAGCACCGGATGCCAGCGCGTTGCCATAGCCCGCCTGCGCTGCTGCGCCAGCGCTCGCCACCATGCCGTTCGCCTGCCCCTTGATGCCCATAGCGTTGGCGAACTGGTTGCCGTAGTTCTGGCCCAACTGCCCGAGGTACTGCTGGGTGTTCGAGCCGAGCTGCGTCAGGCCCATCAGGCGGTTGGTGTACTGGCCGAGGTTCTGGCTTGCCAAGCCCGAGGCGAAGGCCATCCGGTCGGCGTCAGCGCCGCCCGAGTACAAGCCGCCCCGAGCTGCTGCGCCACGGTCAAGGCCCTGGATGCCCTGATCTCGCGCGAACAGGTAATCAGGGGCGTTCTCGAAACCTGAGTAGTCGCCGCGATTGACCGCCTCCAGCTGGCCGAGCGCGTTGGTGCCAGCCTGCGCGTAGGGCTGCGCGCCCTCCACGGCGTTGTTGTACAGCGCCTGTTGCTGGTCAAGCGTCTGCTGAGCTGCACTGGCCTGCGCCCGGCCAGCCTTCTTCTGGGCCGCGCCCTGGCGGTTGGCGGCGTATGCGCTGCCTGCGGCAACGACTGCTGCTGCGGTGATTGCGGCCATGGTCAGATGTCCTTGGTATAGCTGATTTCGGATCGGGAGTAGCCCAACTTTTCGTAGAGGGCTGCGGCCTGCGGAGGGCTGTTGGGCATGTGGACCATCTGGATTCGGTCGGCACCTGCATCGCGGCAAGCGCCCTCAACTGCCTGAAGCAGCGAGACGGCAACGCGAGAGCCGCGGGCCTCGGGGTCAACCCACCACACGACCTCGCCAGCGGACGTGGCGTGCCGGTTGAACATGAAGGGGATGATGAAGAGGCCGACCATGCCGACCAGTCGTCCGCCGTCCTCAGCCACGTAGAAGATGTGGCTCTCGATCAGGCCGGAGGCCAGATCAGCCACCGTCTCCTCGTCCATGTCGCACCACTGGGCGTAATGCGTGGTCGGGTAGAAAGCTGCGGACATGCGGACGATCTCCGGCACGTCGGCCAGAGTTCCTTTGCGGATGATGGTCATCAGCCCCTCGGGGTAAAGAAGGCGACCGCGACAAGGCGGCCAGAGTCGTAATCGGTGCCGAAGGCCTCGAACGGCCAGCGGCTGTGGAACAGTGCGGATTCGTAGATCAGCAGGCGACCGAGCTTCATTTCAGCCAGGCCGACCTGGTCCCACTTGCTGGCGTCGTCCCAGTCGTGGCGGACCTGTTCAAACAGGGCCATGTCGCCGGGATCGATGCGGGCTGCGCGGGTAGCCTTGTGCCGCCAGAAGGCCGTGCCACCCTCCCCTTCGCTCAGATACAGCACCGCGGCGTGCGTGCCCCAGCCCATGTCCGAGTGGATCGCCGCATTGGGCAGCTCGCGGTTGAAGTTGAGCCGGTAGCCCATGCCCAGCATCTCGACCGGACCCATCTGGGCCTCGATTGCATCCTGCAGGCCCGGGATCTCGGTCAGACACACGCGCTTGTAGACCTCTCCGTCATAGCCGGGCCAATCCACATACGGCGCGCACAGGCCCGCTGCCCGGAGCGCCTGCGCGTCCAGGTTTGCACCGTCAATGATGAGCATCAGTCGTCCGTTCCCTCGACAGACACGACGGCGCCAAGGAGATCGCGCTTTCGTGCGGAGGACACTGTGATCCGGAACACCCACTGCCGAGCTCGGCCCAGACGCAGAAGCCTGATCCTCTGATCGTACTGCCCAATTTTGCCTATCGAATACCGCCTGCGGTTGCTCCAGTTGCGGCCACCGTCCTTGCTGTAGGACACGTCAACAAAATGATCGGTATCAGCCATTGGGAAGTCCTGCGAGCGAAGTAATTCCGCCAGTACTGGGATTGCTCTCAGTCACCCAGGTAACTCCATTGTCGGCACTGACCCGAACTGGCATCGATCCGCTACTGGAGGACAGAAGTAGGCGGGCGCCATCAAAGGCCAGGCCGGATATAGCCCCGCCGGATGCAAGAGGGATGCGAATTGCCGTCACTGCGTTGTCATCCGAGGCCCACAACTCGCCCGTAGAGGTCCCCATCAGCAAGCGCTGACCTGAACCCATCGGGTAACGCAGAATTGCGCTCACCGTGCCGTTGGTTGCCGCTGCAAGGGTCAGTGTTCGAAGCAAGGTTGAGCCGCCCTGCATCACTGCCACTCGGGGCTTACCCCCAGCGGCAACGTTGCCGCCGATGTACTGGTACTCGCCAGACGAATGAGTGGACCCACCGGAGGAACGCGTCACGCCATGTGCAGGGACAGAACCGAAGGTCACCCCTTGGTCGTCGCTGTAGGAATTTGCGGAGGTGGGCAGCGAATTGACCAGAAGAATTCTTCCCGTGTTCGGCCCCGCCTTCACGATGAGCGGGTTGCCCAAGAAGGTAGTGGTAGCCGTACGGGTGGCGTAGGTCGTGCCGCTGTTCGTGCTTACATAGAACGCTCCGAGACCACCACCGAGTACCACTACAGCCCCAAGCGAATCTCCGTTCCTAGACCCACCGGAAGAGTCGATTGTGCTGGCCGATTGCGTCCAATTTGATCCGCTGTCGTCGCTGTAGAAGGCCGCTCCGGCGATCCATGCAATGAATCTGCCACTGGCGAGACCTTCGAGATTCGTAGAGCCTGCGGCCGTACCGGCGTTCACGTTCGACCAGGTGCCGCTCAGATTGCGACGCGTGACAATCTTTGTATTTCCTGCCGTAGCGCCAAGCGCCAGGACCTGCGTTGACACGCCAATCGAATCTGCCAGTTCGGTCCACAGCCCCTTTGCATCAGTCACGCGCAAGGTGTACTTGAACATGCCCGAGGCAGTAGCCGTCCCAGAAATCACGCCAGAGCTGCTGATAGACAGGCCAGGAGGGAGGCTCCCACTGGATACGACCACCGTATAGGGAGATTCCCCGCCAGCGATGGTGTAGGTGAAGTCGGTGTAGACGATCCCGCGCAACGTATCCGGAGCATCACCGCTCAGAGTCGGCGAAGACGGCTGCGGCGGGAACTCGGTGGGGATCGTCTCCGGGCCTTGGCCAGTGTCGAAAATCAGCTCTGCGCTCGGAATCAGCAACATGCTCTGGTTGTCGCTCAGGACCGGCGAAACCCGCTCGCTGACCATTGGGTCACTCCCCTCAAGGAAGTAGTCCCAGTCCAGCTCCCAGTTCCGGCCGTCCTGGTAGTCGCCGCCATACCACTTGGCACCCCACCTGACGATGTGGCTCAGACGCCAACGGTTCAGGCCGAACGACTCACGGCGGGTCCAGAGACCGGACACCACGTCGTAGCCGAAGGTCATGCCGTCCGGGAAGGTCAGGTAGTAGACCTTGAAGCCACGATCTTCCCAGACCTGGGCGAACGCCTCGCTCCAGTTCTTGCCAGCGAATGCGCGGTGCATCGGGCCGGTGGAGATCGGACGGGCTGAGTAGCCTTCTAGGCGATACACAATCCCGTCGTCGCCCAGCCAGAACAAGGTGTTGTCCAGCTTTGCGATGGTGTGGCGTGATGCGCACCCGCGGGTGATCGACTGTCGGCGGTTCTGGAACGTGCCAGTCGCCCCGCCAGCGTTGTAGAAGAATTCAATGGTGCGCTGGTTGAACACCACCACTTCGAGCTGGCTCACGGCCAGGCCGACGATCTTGTCCGGGGATGCCTCGGATTCGTACCGGTCCAGGGTGTTGTAGTCGGTGGCGTCGGCCAGATTGCTGTGGAACCAGTACCGGCCCTGCGGCTCCACGCCAAGTAGGTAGGAATCGAGATAGTCGGACGAGATAGAGCCCGGATAGCCCTCGTCCGTGATGCGGGAAAACGCCTTGGTGTTGGAGTCGTAGATGTACCCGCCACCGCCCTGCCCGTTCTCCACGAGCAGCTGATAGCCGGTTTTGAACTGGTTGTGGGTCATGCTCACCCGGCCAACGCCAGGGATCACGCCAATCGGAATAGCCACCCCGCTGTTCCCGATCTGGTACAGATACCGACCGGAAACAACGAACTGGGCGCCCTCAAGATCGTGCATACCGCGGATCGGGCCAGTGCCCACGCGCTGGTAGGGCTTCAGGCCCGGCGGCGTCGCCAGCTTGCTCGGCGTGCGCGTCCCGCCAACCTCCGCCATCACCGGCAGCCAGTTCACGGTGTCCTGGCACGACCACGGCAGCGTGTCGTCGGCGTAGAAGCCGCCGATCAGGTCCACAGGACTGGCGCGCATTAGCGGTCGTACCCGTCGCTGCGAATGTTGTAACGGCAACGGAACCCGGGCAGACCCGGCTCCATGCTCATCGGGCTGGACGAGAACACGTCAGCCAGCACGTCGGACTTCAACCGCCGTGCTTCATTGAATACGTCTGGATCGAGCGTCACGCCGTAGAAAGGGCGCAGACGAACAGCCAGGTTGTACATGATCGCCTCGTCGGTCTCGACCGGCGTCGGCATGTCATCGTCAGGGTTGTCCACAGGCGACCAGCCGACCGAGTAACCGTTGGCCTCCCAGCGCGCCATCATGCGGTTGAGGGAATCAATCGCCGTCTTCGCGTCTTCGGCCTCCGGAGCCTCGGTGGCACTGACAACGCGTAGCAGCCCAAGGGCGCCGACTACGATTTCTGCGACCTTTGTCATGCCCTTCCCTCAAAAAGAAGGGGCGACCCGAAGGCCGCCCCTGATCACTGACGAGCTGTTGCTGTTACTTCTTCGGCTTCTCGGCCTTGGCCTGCTCGGCCTTGGCTTCCTTGGCGTCCAGCTTCTCCTGGCGAGCGCGGTTGGCCTTCAGGACTTCGGCCGCCGCATCAGCGGCAGAGACCTCATCCTCCGGAACCTCCGGGTTCCACTCTTCGCCGTTGGAGCGCGGGAATTTCGGATACTCCCAGCCGGAGGCCAGCGCATCCTCGACCTCGTCGCCCGGGAACAACTTCACCTCGCCGTCCTTGTGCAGGTACTTGGCGTGCTTGTAATCGGCCATGTCAGCCTCCTCAGGCGGTGGTCTTGATCAGGCCAACGGCGGCCAGAGCGGTTGCGAGCTGGGCGGCGGTGACCGTCGCCAGACTCAGTGCGGCAGGCTGGGCAGTCGGCGTAGCGCCGTAGAAGCCCACCTTGGAGTCGGCATTGCGGCCGACCAAGGTGCCATCCGGGGTTTCGGTAGCCGCCGCAGCGACGGTATCGGACGGAAGTGCCATGAATCGTTCTCCTTAGAAGTTGGTGGGATCGTTCGGGATGACCACGCCGAACTCGGGGCGCAGGACCGCCGAACCCCACAGGATGTCCACGCGGTTCAGGAACTGATCGTTGACGGTGTCGTAGTCGCGGATCATGCGCAGGGACAGCCCATCGAACTGCATCCGGCTGGCTTCCTTGTTCTCCGGCAACGGCAGATCGACCGTGGCGAAGGTGAGGAAGTCGCGCGCGAAGCCCAGGTTGACGCCCGTCTGGCCGGTGGCACCCAGGACCACGATCACCGCGTTGTCGGCCGGCGAAGTGGTGACGTTCTGCTCCGGACCGCTGGTGACGATGGCCGGGGCGACCTGGATATTGCCGTTGCCGCCTGCGTAGTTGGCAGTGACAACGAAGGTCTGCAGGACGCCCGTGGACACCTTGGTAGCCGGGTTGACCGCGAAGACACCTGCGAAGGTGACGTGCTGGCCTGCCACCAGGGTGCCCGTGCCGCCATCCACAGCGATGGAGCTGCCGGTCTGGTTGGCACCGTTGATCAGGTACGCACCCGGGATCGCGGAGGTGCCGTAGGACTGAGCGGGCATGTTGGTGGTTTCGAACCAGTCGAAGCCAGCCGCGCGGGCCATCAGGCCATCTTCGTACTGCTCGGCCAGTCGATCCTGGGCGTTGAAGAAGCCCTTCAGCTGATCGACCACCTGCACCGTACCGCTGGTGTTGGTGACCATGAAACGGCGCGTCGGGGCCAGGTTGTCGGTCAGGACCTTGTTGGCGCGCAGGGCTTCAACGAAGTCCAGCTTGCCGTCAGCGTTGGGCACGAAGTTGGCCGCGTACGGAAGAGCACGCTGCAGGACCATCTGCTCGATGCGCGAGGCCAGATCAGCGATGGGCTGGTCGAGGTATCGGGCGCTGAAGTCATCGATCTTCAGGGCCATGTCCGACGAGTTCCACACCAGATCGACGCCGGTCTGGTCCGAGATGGTCAGCGGCACGGTCTTATCGACCATGTTCGACGCATCCATGATGCGGCCGGTGCGGATTTTGGCGTGGGTGGGAACGCGGATGTTGACGGTGTCACCGATCTTGGCACCGGTGACGGCGAACTCGCTCTTGTACTCCATGTTGATCTTGCGCAGGAAGGTGAGCTTCTGGCGCAGGACCGACAGGATCTCGCGAGTGATCTTCTGGGTATTGAGGAACTGATTTGCCACGGGAGGGTCTCCTTATCGAAGCCCCTGGGACCGACGTTCTTTGCGTCGCGCTGCGTCGTACTCTTCCATCGACATGTCATCGTAGGATTTGACGGCCGCGGGCGACCCGGACACGGTTGTCACCGGGGGCGGGGCTTTGGTCACGGTTTTGGGGGTGATCTGACGCGGCGGTTCCGCCGTCAGCGTGGCCTCGATACGCCCGATGGCCCGACCGATACCGGCCGGGGACATCCCTGCGATCTTCTCGGCTTCCTGCGGGTTCTTGCCCAGGTAATAGGCAACTTCAGCCGGGTTGTCCGACTCGCTGATCACCTCGACCATCTGGTCGGTCATGGGCAGGCTGGGATTGGTGACGACCTCGTGGAAGTCCGGCGTTGCCTCAGCAAAGGCGGCGGCGCTTTCCTGGAACTTGCGCTGACGCTCACGCTGAGCCTCGACCTTCTTGCTCTCTTCCTGAGCCTTCGTTTCCTGGCCTTTCTGCCAGGCGTACCAAGCCCGGTTGTACTCAGGGATGTCGTAGCCGAAATCTTCCAACTTCGGCTCATCACTGGGTGCAGCCTGCTTCTGGGCTTCCTTAGGCGGCTCAGGCAGATTCCGCTGCGCCTGTTCCCGCCAGTAGTCCCGCTCACGCTGCGCGTCGTACTTCTCACGCGTCAGTTCATCGATGCGCTTTCCCACGCCCTTGTTCTTGGGCTTTTGGGCGGCCGCATCTTCCGCTTCCGAAGCTGCCGAACCTTCGGTTTCGTTCTGCTCCTCGTCTTCGACTTCATCGGCAACACTGGTGGTGGTCTCCTTCTCCACCGGCTTGTCCGATTCAGCCTTGACGTTTCGCGCGGCAATGCCCGCATCCAGGTGGCTGTTGTCCACCGGCTGCGGCTTGGTCACTTCATCGTTCATGTGCGCCCCTAGGCGGTATTGGCCCGGTGAACCTCACCGGTAAGGTGAATCACTGAAAAGAAAAGGGCCCCAGTGGGGCCCCTTGTCTGCCGATGTTCTCGGTCAGGAATGTTTCGGTCATCTGCTGTATTCGGAGCTGCTGCTCCTTGGTCAGGTTGTCCAGCTGTATCGAGTCGGCCTGGGCCGAATCCTTCTGAGCGGATGCCATGTAGCTGACCGACTGAGCCTTTGCCTTTTCAGCATCCGCAGAGTTCTTCTCCGCCTGCGCGATCTGCGCCGGGTCCGGCTGCTGCTGCGGAGGCTGTTCGCCCTCTTCCGGCTCCAGCAGGCCGCCCTGTACAAGAATCTTGCGAGCTGCCTTGCGGACCTCTTCCAGGCCGGGCGCGTCCAGAGACTTGATGAAGCCGTACTTGGCCACCATGCCGATGGGAGATGGATCGTTGGCCAGCTGCATCATTGCCTCGGCCGCCTCCATCCGCTGCGTGGTGTAGCTCGGCCCCACTGTCACAGCGATATCGAAGCGGCCGCGGGAGAGATCGTTCAGCGTGACCTCTTGGCCCGTCTGCTGATCGAGGATGACCTGGTTGACTCGGATGACCTTCTCGGCTCCATCCTCGCCAATGATGCGAATCTGACGCTCGGTGTCGTAAATCTTCGAGATCAGGTCGTTGGTGACCTCAAAGTCGTACTTCATCGCGTACGACAGGTTGTCGATGTAATCGAAGTTGGCTACATCGCCCTCTCGCTGGCGAGCCAGGATGGCCCGGCCGCTGGTTTCGTTGGACCGCTGGCCAAGGCTGGCGTCATAGATGCCGGTTGCGGCCTTGATGTCGTCGCTGGAGATCGCAGCTGCCTGAGCAAGCGCCGCGGGGAACTGCGCGGTTGGCTCGCGGGAGGGCTTACCTGAGTTCGGCAGCGAAGGATCGGCCTTGTACAGCAGGACAGGCGGTCGATTGGTCTTGAGGCCATTCCACTGCGCCTCGTACCCGGCGATAGATTCTGCTGGGGCCATGAACGGGCTGTAGGGCTGGTCGGCCAGCACCTCGATGAAGGTTGACCGCTCGTAGTTGTACATCCGCTGGGCGTCCTTGCCGAAGCGGACCGCGCCGAAGAACATCTCTTTACCCTTCAAGTCCAGGATTTCGCCCCAGACCGGGATGAGCGGGATGAAACGACCCGCCCACTCGTTCGGACCATCGAGGATTTCAGCCCCCGACACGACGCACTGCCATACCTTCTCGCGCTCTGCCCTGCGGCGGCGCTGGATCGTGACACCGGCAGCAGCCATTTCGTCAATGACGTCGGCGATCTCGGCCTCGTCATAAGAGGCGCCATCCGACATCAGCACGAGGGTGTAGGTCTCTTTGGTCTTGTACCAATACTCGGAGACGGTGATCTCCTCTTCTTGGAACCAGCCCCGCATCGACTCATCACAATCGCTGACCGATACCAACTTGGCTTCCGGCCACTGGGCGCGGAACGCTGATCGCGCCCAGCTGCTGTCCACGAAGGCATAGCGCGCATCGCGGCGGTCCTTGGCCTTGGCTGCAGGATCGAATACGACCGAGTACGGATTGGCGATCTCCTCCTTCTTGATCACCATGTCGAACCCGCCGTCGTCCTCGTAGCCGTAGTTCACGCGCCACACGCCGAAGCCCCCACCGACTGCGAACTGGAACGCGGTATCGCGCGCTCGGTCGGCTTCGCTGGTCTGGTCAATGTTGCGGATCAGGCCTTGACGAATCTCAGCCAGGTCTGCATCGCTGTCCTCGACCGCGCGAACCTTGGCCTGAGGCCGGTTCTGCCGCTGATCGTTGGTAATCTGCTTCATGGCCTGGCGCAGCTTGTTGACCGTGTACATCGGCCGACCCTTACGGGTGGTGGCCATCCAGTCATCCCACTGCGACTCGGGGAGGAAGGCGAACTCCATGTCGCACTCGGCCTTCTGGTACTCGACCCGCCAGTAATCGCGCGCCGTCTGGTGGCGAGCCAGCATCTCCTGGTGGAGCTTTTCCTTGTCCACGCCCGAACGCTCAGTCGCGTAGTTCGGATCGTCTGGCGTGTTCTTGTACTCAGCCATTAGGCGAATTCCGATGCGAAGTTGAGGCGGACCGGCTTACCCGGCGTGTGCTTGTCTGAAACGTGGTCCACCGCCATCAGCCCGAAGGCGTCCGCGGCATGGCTGGCCCAGTCGTGGTTCGGGCCGAAGCCAATGTTCCGTTGGTCGTCGCGCTTCTCGTGATACCAGCCCAGCGCATCGCGCCCAGGCTCGGTGGGCTTCTCGTTGAACCAGATGGCCGGGAACAACCGACGGGCGGCCTCGATGCGGTTCATCGCAGCGCCTGCGCCCATATTCGGGATCACCCGCACGTCGAACCCAGCAGCCTTCAGGGCCGACTCGTAGCTGACCTTGAACACCTTGTCGTGGTTGGCGCCGTCATGCGGTAGAACGCACTGGGCACGCTCGTATCCCGAGGACCTCAGCCAGTTCACGTGAACGGCCAGCTCTTGGCCGATTGCCTCGTAGTAGTCCAACACCCGCACTACCTGGCCGACGAACTGCACGATCCAGATAGCGCAGGCGTCAGCCTTGGCGCCGGTCCCGCCGATATCCCAATAGGCCCGCACAGTCATCAGCGGGTCGATGCTCAGATCACCGATGCGTCCTGCCCGCTTGGCGTCTGCCAAGGCCTTGGCGTAGTACGCACCGCTGATCGCCGTCTTGAAACCGCCTTCCCAGATGTGCTCATAGCTGTCCGGGCGCTTCTCCTCGTCCTCCAGCCGCTTGCGGTTGAGGGAGTCAGGGAAGAACGGGTTGTCACGCCAGTTGAGCTCAACGATCTTGCTGCCTGCCGGAGCCGACTCGCGGAATCGCTTGTGGGTGGCGCTGGCCTTCCGCTCGGGATTCCACGTCACCCAAATCTCAGAGCCTTCCTCACGCACCGTGGGGATGGCCTTCTCCCAGGCTGTCTCGCTGACGTTCTCGGCCTCATCGACCCAGAGCAGCAGGATGCGGGCCTTGGACTTGATGCTGTCCAGGTTCCGGCGCAGGCCGATGAAGGCGAACTCAACCCTTCGGTCCACAGTGCGGATGTATTCCTCGCCGATATCGAAGTGAGGCGCCAGCCAAGGCTGCGAAAGGATCGCCCCTTTGATCTCGGCCATGGATGAGTCAGCCAGCGAGTTCATGAACTCTCGGCCGCCTACCACCACGCCAGACCGGCCCTCTTGGGCCCACATGTGCGCTCGAACAGCCACCATCAATGCGAAGCTTCGGGTCTTTGCTGAACCACGACCACCATAAGCTCCGCGGTAATCAGCCTCTCCCGTGAAAACCGGGATCAGCTTCGGCGGTAGCTCAATCTGGACGGTCGTCATCCGACACATGCCCAGTGGCCGCCACCAACTCAATGCGGGTGGTCGTCTTGATGTCCGCGCCGCCCGGCCCACTCAACTCGACGCCCTTTCGCTCCTGATAGTCGTCAGGGAAGCGGGCGGCCATCGACCGGGACCAAAGCTGCGCGTTGAACTTGTCGGCGGTCAGCCCGCATTGGGCCTGAGTCTCCCACCAGTCCTGGCTCAGCTGCTTGGCTCGCGTAAAGGCATCCAGAAACTCAGGGTGGACCTTGCACCAGTCATGCATCGTTTGGCGCACAACGTCGATGGCACAGGCCATCTGGATGACTGACTTTCCCTGCTTGCCCAGCTCAATCACCAGCTCGCAGTATTCAGGCTTGTAGTCGGTCGGACGTGCCATATCAGGGAACCGCGGTCAGTTGTTGTGGGCCATTGGTGAAGTTGTCGTTCACCACGTAACGGGCTGGCTGGATACGGATGACGTGCCACACGCAGTAGCGCTCGCCATTGCTCAGTTCCACATCGAGGCGGATGCAGCAGTACCCGTCGTATTGGGCGGCCAGCATGATCGAGGCCTTGCGACCATCCACGACTGGCGTGGACATGCGGGCGTTGTAGTTGTCCTGGGTGTTCCACGTGGCGCGGGTGATCGTCACCCCGACCGGCAGAGCGCCGTTGAAGTCAGTCAGCAGCTGGCGAGTCTCAGGCGCGTAGATGGCCCCGTAATGCACGCGGTCGCGGCTGTAGGCCGATACGATGCACTTGGTCACCCGCCCCATGTCACTCACGATCAGCCCTCACTTGAGCCTGGAGGCCGCGGACTTGGGCGTCGCACTGGGCGGCGGCGCGAACAATTCGGCCCGCACTTTCGCTTCGGTCGTCGGCTCCACCATCAGGCTGGGCGATACCGGCGCCAAGATCGGACACTCGGGCGGCCTCGCAACCTTGCCAACGCTGCTGCAGCTGGAGATTGCCATTGCGCAGCCCAGCGGCCACAGCAGACCCTTTGCGCTCCGCATCTTGACTCTCCTGTTCGAATTGGGTGGCGACCTGTTCGGCCCGTGCCACCCTCTGGCGCTCAATGGCCGTGATGGCCTTGGCGTTGTCTCGTTCGATCTCGGCCGTCTGCTGAAGCACCACCGCGTTGTCCCGCTCCCTCTTGGCGTTGGCCACCGAGCCACGCTGCCAGATGGCGAGCAGGCTCAGGGCCAGAACGACCGCGATGAGGGCGCGGGACAGAATGCTCATTTCAGGCGTTCGGCTTCTTCTGGCTGATGAACTTGGCGACCAGTCCCACACCCGCGAACACACGGATGAAGGTCGTGATTGCGCCAGGCATGGCCTCGTCGGCGAGCATCCCCAGCGCGGCAGCTCCGGCATACAGGCCGTCCGGGCTGGCGAGCAGCACGCCCCACAGCCAGGTGGTCCAGTGCTTCAGGGTCGCGCCGACGGGGGCAAGGCCCTGCGGCAGCAGGCTGACGCGCTTCGGGCGGGTCGGCGGGGTAATGATCGGGGTCGGGCTGCTCATTTGGGTTCGCGCTCCTTCTGGCGCTCAAGCTCTTTGTCGATTTCTTCGGCGAAGCGCGGCGCCAGCATGTAGACCGCCTTGTGGTAGGCCTCGGCCTGCCGTGCGGAGACATCCACGCTGGTAGCGACGTGGGCGATCCAGACCGCGCCAGCGATGACACCAGCCATGGACACGCCAATGGCGATCCCGTTCCAGATGGAACCGGCGCCTTCAATTCGGAGGGTGTTCGAGTTGCTGCTACCGGCGGGCCGGAGCATGACGGCGAGGTCGCTGATGCTGGCCTCCAGACGGTCAAGCGGGTCCGTAAGACGATCAGTCACCGCCCAGACCCTCGGATCTCGCCCTTGATCTCGGCCACTGCCTTCAGCAGCTCTGTGCAGGTAGCGCTGATCGTCGCCATGGTCTGCTCGATCCGCGTGATCTCGGGTTTCTTGACGAACTCGTCCGAGACCAAGACCCGAAGGTCCGTGATCCGCTTGGACAGGCTCACGATGTAGCCCAGGGCGAAGATCACCAGCGGCATCAGGACGCCTACGGCCACGTTGATGGCTACCTGCCAGTTCATGATTGGAATACCTGCCGTTCGTCGGCCCGGCGGTTGCTCAGGCCACGCATGACCTTGCCGCCAGCCCGGTTCCATCGAGCGAACTCAGCCGCGGCGCCAGCCTTATCGCCAGCGTTGAATTTCCGCAGCAGTGTGGAATTCGTGAAGGCCTTGACGCCGATGTTGTAGGCCAAGCTGGTCATGGCGCCGAGCTGCGGGTCCGTCGCGGGCCTCTTGAGCACCGAGCGAACGCCCTTCAGGAATCGGTCCACATCCAGCGCCAAACGGTCATCCGCCTGCGCCTGCGTCCATGTGACGCCCTTGTTGATCCCCGGCCCGGTCGCGCCATAGCCGATTGTCCAGGGGTCGCCCCCGGTGCTAGGGTCGGGATAGGCCGCCAACTTGCAGCCTTCCCACTTCTTGATGAGTGAGACGGCGTAGGCAAGGGCTGACACGGGATTCTCCAATAGGCGCCCGCCCCGCTGCCAGCTAGGCGCGAGAGTTGATCTGGTCGGGGAAGCGGGCAAAGAAAAGGGTTACTTCGGGATGCGGCAGTAGGAGCAGACGCGACCAACCAAGGTGGATCGGTACTCGTGAGAACCGCAGCCGGGGCATTTGGCGCTGGAACGTATGTTCATCGCGCCGGTCTGCAGTCTGGTTTCAGCCCGGGCTGTTTGCTTCTCGGAAATCCCGCGTTGCTGACCGTTCGCAGCATATGCGGCACCGGCAGCCACAACAGATGCAGCGGCGATTGCGGCCATGAGGCGCTCCAAAAGAAAAGCCCCCGGATGTCCGGAGGCTTCTATGTCACAGTGCCTGAAAATGTACGCTAGAGGTGCGCACCTCAGCAATCCATCCTCGATAAAAACACTTCAATTCATGCCGCCATGGCAAGCCCGCGCATCGAGCCTTTGACCTCGGCGAACGCGATGTCATGCAGAGTCAGGTAGTGCCGCTGGCTGACGGGCTTCTCACCCACATGCACCAGCAGCAGGTTGGCCGTCTCCCAACGCTCCACCTTCCGGCGGCCCATCCCGCAGTAGTAGGCCCGGAGGATGCAGGCCAGCCCGACCTGATCCCGGCCGATGCTGCTCACGATGTCCTCGACCCGCTGCGCCCGAAGGTCCGTCTCGAGCGGCTTGAAGCCCTGGACCCGCCCGGGCATCTCGCCTTGGTGCTCGATCAGGACCGCCAGCAGGTTCTTGGACTGGTGGCCGAGGTAGTCGCAGTCTCGGTGCAGGGCGAACTCCCGCCCCCAGTGCTCGAGCTCGGCGCGTGCGTAGGCGCCAAAGGTGTCAGCCTGCATGAGAAACCCCCTGTTGGTTTGTCTTATACCGCCGGGCGTCCCTGCCGAATGAGTAGCGCTTGGTGCCGTGCTTGCCGACCACCAGCAGCTGATGCCGCCGGGCCATCTGGTCGACATCGCGGGTGATGGCGTTGCGGAGCTGGCCGGTGGCGCCAAGACCAGCGCACACGTCGCCCATGAAGTGCCAGCCCGGGTTTTCTGCCAGCCACTGCCTGATCTGTGCGGCGCGGGTCATGCGGCCTCCAGCGTTATTTCCAGGCGCGGATTGGCCCGGTCCAACCCAGCGCGGCGGATGCTCAGCTCCACGATCTGGCTGTCGTCCTCGTAGACGCCTGCGTGGGCCAGCGCGTCAAGGGGGGCCTTCAGCAGGTTGTCCACGTCCCGGCGGCGGTTGTCCGGCACCCACGCCTCGATGCGGACGGCCACCTGAGCGTGGCCGAACCGCTCGGCAGCAACCGCCGCGGCGACGGCCCGCACCCGGTAGTCGCGGCCATGGGCAGAGATCAGCATCCGCCCCCGGAAGGTTCGCCAGTAGGTGTTGACCGAGGGCGGCCAAGGGAGGATGAGCAGGCTCATGCCGCCACCCTGATCAGCCCCAGCTGCCAGAGCTGCAGCATCGTGCGCTCGTGGGCGCGCTGCCAGATGTCGGCCTTTTCTTCGCGGGTGAAGCGGCGGCCTTGGTCGAGCTCACGGTGGCAACTGCGGCACCCTGATGCGAAGAAGCAGTCATGGGCCTTGAGCGCCCCGCCTTTCCCGTGGCGGCTCTGGTTGCTGTGCGCGGGCTCGCCCGGGCCACCCTCGCAGATTCCATCGATCTGGAGGGTGCAGTCGAGCTGGTACGCGAGGTCCAGCAGGCTGCGGTCGCGGTAGTTGTTGTGCATCACGCAGCCCTCCGCACCGGCCCGAAGTCGGCCATCTCGTCCTGCGCACGGGCGGACCACTTCACGCCCTTCTCGGCGCCGAAGGCGTGCACGAACTCCAGCAGCTCGCCCATCTTCCGGCGGCTGTACTGGCTGGTCCGGGCGCCGAGCATTACCGTGCCGCCGCCGATGCCCTGGGCCTGCTTCGTCTCCTGCTCGAACGCCGCGGTCAGAACTGCCTTCCAGCTGTCGCTGTCCATCAGGCCGATCTTCCACTCGCCGCCCTTGGTGTGCGGCCACTCGACCTGCCGGGCAATGTCGGCGAGGGTCGCCCACATGCAGGCGTTCGAGTCGAGCGTGCGCTTCGGCTCCCGGACCTCGACATCGAAGTCCTCACCGTCCAGCACGCGGCGGCGAATCTCGGCCACTGCTCCGTCGATCACCAGCGGCAAGCGGGGGTTGCCGAGGCGGGCGGCGAATAGGCGCTTGTCGGTCATTGGTCGGCCCTCACGTAGCGGACTAGGGTTGCGCCTTCCGCTTCAGCCAGCTTCCCAAACCCAGCCTGATCACCCGAAAAAGCCACAAGCACACCGTTGCTCGCCGCAATCGCAAAGACTTCGTCCGGCCCAACTGGCTCGGCGATGATGGCGTAGCTCGCCCCTGACCAGTCCCATGAAGGCATACCCCTCACTGGACGGAACTCGTCATAGTTCCTGTCGTAGTAAGCCACCGCCCGCCCCTCAGCCGCCAGCCGCATGACCTCAGCCTTCCCCGCCGTCGTACTGGTGTCGATCTGTTCGAGTTTCATGCCCTCTCCCTCTTGATCTCGCTGTCTCGTTCGTCCCCGATCCACGTTCGGATGAACCACGCAACGTTGCGCCGGGCCATGTGCACTGCTGCGGCGATCTCGTCCACGCTGCAGCGCTCGGCGTGCAATAGCCGGATTGCGGATGCCTTGGTCATTTCGCACCCCGGTGGCTCTGCCAGTCGAAGGCGAGGACGGAGCCGCACTCGCGGTAGCGATCCATGACGCGCTGGCCCAAGAACTGCTCCAGGTCCTCTACGGTCAGGTTCGAGATCAGGATCGTGGGCTGCATCTGCTGGTAGCGCTCGTTGAGCACTTCGAACATCAGCAGCTTCTCGTGGTCGCTGCCGACCTGGACGCCCACCTCATCAAGGATCAGAAGGTCGGGAGCGGCGAAGGCGTCAATGGCGGACTGCTCGGAACGCTCACTGCCCTTGCGGTAGGTCTCTTTGATGGACCGCAGCATGGCCGAGACGGTCATGAACAGGCAGGACGACAGCGAGGACGCCATGACGGCCGATCCGATGGCGCAGGCCAGATGGGTTTTGCCGGTTCCAGGCGCGCCCGTCATGACCAGCGAGGCGCCCCCTGGCAGCTTCTCCGGCCACTTCTCGGCGTAGGTCCGGCAGACCGCCAGCGCGATCTTCTGGCCCTGCTGGGTGGCGCGGTATCCGTCGAAGGTACGGTCGGAAAAGCGCGCCGGGATACCGGAACGGTTGAACAGCCCCGCAACCCGGCTCTGCCGCTCGCGTGCCGCTGCCTCAGCCTTGCGGGCTTCCTCCTTGGCTCTCGTCTCGGCCGAACAGGTCGGGCAGCTCATCACCAGCGGCCGGCCGCCGAACTGCGTCATGTCCACCACCTTGGCCTTGTACGGCCCGTGCTCACCGCAGACCGCGTCAACCGTCGGCAGCGGCTGCTCGGGCTGCGTCTCGGAGGTCGGGCGGGAGGTCATCGATTGCTGTGCCTGCATAGGTCTTTCCTCGGAAGTCGGCGGATGCGGATGGGCGGATCGGGATCACGGACGCGGTTCTCGGCGGCCCTCCCGGTGGCGCGTACAGCCCTCGCCAGCCACGGAGGATTGCGTTCTCGATCACGTCCTTCGGGTCGAAGCCCTGGCCGCGCAGCTTGTCCAGCTCGCGTATCGACAGCTCGACGGCCTTCTCGGTCATCGGGGTCTTGCCCTTGCGGCGGTAATCGGACCAATCGGCCCAGGCCGCCGGTTCCAACCAATCGGGGAGCGCCGACGCAGTCGCGCGCTTATTGGTGGTTGCTCTTATGGTTCTTGATGGTTCTTGATGGTTAGAGTCCGCCTCGCGGACGGGCCCGGTTCGGGAGGCGGACGGGTCCGGTTCGCCTGCCGGACGGGTATGGATCGGCATGCGGACCGGTTCGCCAGACGGACGGGTTTGCGAGGCGGACGGGTTTTGGAACGATTGGGGGGTGACCGTGTAGGTCGTGTGGCGCCCGTTGTCACGGTTAGCAGTGACCGCCTTGGAGTCTTCAAGCCACTTGATCGCCGCGATGACAGCCGTCTTCCCGAAGCAGGTGTACTCGCTGATCTTGGGGATCGACGGGAAGCACTCGCCATGGTCGTTGGCATACCCAGCCATGCACATGAGCACCGCCTTAGCAGTCGGCGGCATCTTGAGCGGGGCACAGGCGTTGGCGACGAGGTTGGACATGGGTGTCTCAGCCCTTGATCGGGCGTGCGTGAAGCGGGATCACGCGATCTGCCCGAGCCTTCTCAGCACCACGCTTCAGGCTGCCAGGGTTAAACGCGCGCCACGGATGGCTCTTCTTGGGGGCGCTCACGGCCATTTGACCCCTGCCCGCTCCAGCAGCGCGGGCAACGTGCCGAGCAGCTTGGTAATCTCCGCAATGGCCTCACCGTGGGCCGCTTCGGGGGAGGTCAGGAACTTCTCGATCAGGTAGTGGATGGGGCTCACGTCACCCTGAGTGGTGATGTAGGTCTCCAGCTCATCAATCGTCATGCCGCGGGGTTTGCCGCCGCTGTCCTGGCCTGCCAGCTTCTCCGAAAGCTTCGACGGAGACAGGTCCATCTGACCCGCCACCGCGACCACGCCGCGCTGGTGGACCTGCACCAACACATGCTCCCGAAGGCTGCGGGAACGCTGGGAAAGGCCGCCTTGATAGGTGATGCTGAGGTGTCGCATAGGGACTCTCTTGGGTTCTGGGGAATGCCGGGGAGTACGTGTTCCCCACGATTCCCCTGGATGGGCCGGAAAATGGCCGCTCACCGAAACGGAAAGCAGCCAGTTGGAAATTCAGATCAGGGACGTGGCGGCCATGTCAGGCGGCCTTCTTGCGGCGGAAGAGTTCAGGACGGCGTGCTTTGAGCTCCCATTGCCGGGAGTCAGGAATCGGCTCGTCGTCGGGCCAGTGGAAGACGGCCCCGCGGCTAACGCCGAAGAACCGTGCAAGTTCGGCATCGGAATCGAAGCCGAGCAGCCTTTTGACGCTGGTCTTTGACATGTCCATAGAAGTGCAGTCTAGCGCTCTAGACTTCGAAGTCAAGCGCTCTAGCGCCCATTCAGTCTACTTTTCTAGCCATATGGAAACGATGGCTGAACGCGTTAAGAAGGCGATGGCCCTGCGCGGGATGACGGCCCCTGATCTGATTGCCAGAAAGGTTCTCAGCAAGGCGGGCATCTATTTCATCCTCGACGGGACCACCAAGGCGGAGAAAATCCGAGCATCGACCGTGGCCAAACTATCGGCCGCCCTTCAAGTCAGTCCCGATTGGCTCCAGTACGGACGAGGCCCAATGGAAGGAACGAGCATTTCGCAGGAAGGCGAATGGGATGATGTGAAGGGCTACGCTCAGGCGATGGGTCTGGGCGGGGGTCCCGAGGCTGCAGAGTACGCAGAGACTCACAAGCTGAAGTTCAAGGCTTCGTCACTGGCAAGGAAGCGACTTCGCGCCCCTGCCCTAGCGGTCATGTACGGCCGCGGCGATTCAATGGAACCTCGGGTTCTCAGTGGGGACGCGATCCTGTTTGACACATCCGACACTAGACCCAAGGACGGAGCGCTGTTCGTGATCCTTGTCCCTGGAGCACATAACAATGAGTACCAGGTAAAGCGCTGCGAAATTCTTGACGACCTTGTGTACTTCAAGGCGGATAACCCCAATGGCGACCATAATTGGAAAAAGGCGCGCCGCATGGACGATAAGCGCTTTCCGATACAGATCATTGGTCGTGTGCGATGGATAGGAAGCTGGGAGGATTGATGGCTCTCTTCAACATCAAAATCGACAAGGTTTCTGCAGAGTCGGCATCTGCTGACGGCCTGAGCGACTGCACCATTGTCTTACAGGGAAAGCTGCACTGGCGCTCCAGCATTCAGGACAAATCAGGGAAAGACCTCAGCAAGGCCGCTTGGTCTATTCAGATCGTGCGCATGGACAGGATTGCAAAGGTCGCCAAAGAGGCATCTGTAGCAGGCATGTGCGGCTTTTCTGCCAGAATTGACGCCGATGACGACAGTGACGAGTATTTCTTCGGCCACGTAGGAATGGCACAGACGGAGCTTGATGCCCTCTATATGGCCTGGATGTCGGGGAAGCGCTTCGACTACATCACGCTGGATGTGCAGGACGTTGAGTACAACTGGGAGCCGGATGGGAGCGGAAAGGTTTGGGATACATCGACAGCCTCTCGCAAAGTGGCATCTGCTCGGATTGGAATTGTTGATGAGCCTGCTGCCGAGGTCATCGGCGACCCATTCGAAGATAGTTCGCTCTTGCCGCCCACGCGCAATGACATCGCTACACTTAGCAAGACCCTAGCCTCAATTTCGACCGTCGCCCACTATCTACTTGGCGCGGTAGTTTTTGGCGTGGCTGTCCTAATCTTTCGATAACTGAACGAAACCGCATAACGTTCAGAAAATTATTTGGTCTAGAGCGTCTAGTTCTCTTGACTGCATGGTCTAGTTCGCTAGACTAGGCCACGTCGCCCCAAGACACCCTCACAACGAGGCGGGGCTGGAGAACGAGATGAACGTCCAGGCACTCACCGCTACCCCGGAACAGCTGGCAGTCCTGATCAACTACTGCCGCGACCAGATTCAGCAGTACGCCTATGGCCTGCCTGCCGAGCTTCAGGGCGTTGTCGAGGCGATCTCCGGCCCCTGCTTCGACGCAGACGGCGAGGAGGGCTGAGCCATGGATTACCTGCTCGCAGTCATCGTAGTCACCGGTTCCAGCGTGGCCGTAGTCGGCGGCCTGGCCATCTTCTTCAGCCGCGCCAAGAGTGTGAAAGACCTCTGCGCGGGCCAGTCCGAACGCGAGACCGCCTTCCTTGCCACCGAAATGGCAGCCAGCTACGACGCTGCCCGCCACGTGCGTGAGGAGGCCTGACCCATGGTCGCCGACTACCTTATCGCCCGCAACGACGAAGCAGCTGACCTGGCCGACGAAGAGCGCGCCGAGTGGATCGCCGAGCGGGCTGCTGAGCTTGAGGTTGAGTACGCGGCCGACGTGAAGAAGGTTGAGGAGGCTATGGCCGACTTCTTCCTTGCTGATGAGGGGTCGCTGGTTACGAATCTGACCACCTTCTTCGTGCGCACATCGGATCACTCGGTTGGCGCCGCCTACTGGCTGCACGACCAGATCAAGCAGCAGATCGCCCCGATCCTGCGCGAATACGCCGAGGACGCCGCGACCGAAGAGCGGAACCGGATGGAGATCGCCGCCGACGTGGAGAAGTTCGAGCAGAGGAGCGCGGCATGAGCGCCCCCTACATCTCCCCGACGCGCGTGGACTCTCCGGTAGTTGGTTCGCTGCTCGCAGCCCGCGAGGGAAAGAAGAAGGCGCACCAGCAGCTTGCCGCGCTTCGCCGACAGCTGCGCGAGGCCCCGATCGGTTCGAAATCGGCTCTGCGTCTGCAGGTGCTGAAGGCCCAGGACTCGCACGTTGCCTGGAAGGCGATGGAACGGTCGGCACTCGAGGCCATCGAACTGCGCGCGCAGGAGCTGGGCCGGACCACGGTACGCGTCAAAGGCGGTGCCGCATGAGCGCTGACACCCGAGAAATCCGCTTGTGGGACACCCAGTGGATGAATGTGGTCAACGCCGACTACAGCGAGATGAGCAAGTACGACGCCATTATTGCCGCCGTCAAGGCGACCGAGGAACGGATGGCCCGCAACTTTGCAGCCAACAACTGGCCCCAGAGCCGCAAATGGAACGCCCAGCCATGAACGCAGTGATCTACGACATCCGCGAGTTCCAGACGGTCCGCGACAACGTGCGGGCTACTGGCCTGAATCCGGCACCGCTGTTCCGGCAGTTGATCGCCGCACAGCGCCAGGGTGATCGCGGTCTGGCCGTTGTGGCTGCGGCACAGAAGCTGCGTCGGCAGTTCCGTGACGAACCGCTGGGGGCTGCATGAACCCCCGCCGCGAAGCCCTGATCGACCTGTCTCTGTTCTGCGCGTTCGGCCTGACCTTCATGGCGCTCGGCGCAGTGGCTTCCCTCTTGGTGCAAGGAGTTGTGTTGTGAGCGCGCAGAAAGACTACTGGCAGGAGTGCATCGCAATTGGCGCGGAAGAGTGCGATCTGACACTCACTACCGAGCAACTTGAATACTTGGCTGGAAGCGCAGAATCCGGCCATGAGCACTACGGCATGGCCTTCTATTCGCCACCGGCATCGGACCGCTTTGCGCAAATTGAGCGCGAGTGGGAAGCCAAATACAAGGCGCTGGTGAAAGAGTTCGATAAGTATCGCGAAAACGCCGAAACCGCCGTAAAGGTTGCGCTTCGCCAGCATCGCGATTCCCACGTCTCCATTGGCGAAAACGGCGAGGTCCGCCGCTACGACGGGAGGAGCGACCGAATCCAATGAACATTGAATCCGAACTGGCCCGCCTCTTCGCCGACATCCCGAGGCCCGATGCATTGGAGATTGCAGAAATGAAGGACGCAACAGGCGCAACTCAAAAATGGCTGGATGATGCGCGAACCGGAAGGGCAATCCCGGTTCGTAGAAAAGCCCAATGCTCTGACGGCTTTGCGGTGAGCATTCAGGCGAGCCAAGCCCACTACTGCCAGCCCAGGGACGATGAAGGCCCGTACTGGGAGGTTGAGCTTGGCTACCCGACGCAGCGCCCCACCGACGAAATCATGACTTTCGCCGAGGACTCGGAAAATCCAACCAAAACGGTCTACGGGTATGTGCCGATTGAACTGGTGGATGCGCTGATTGCTGCTCATGGCGGCATCGACCCGGTAGACGCCGACGAAGCAGTGAACGGGGTCTGCGCACAAGGAGATAGCGATGAGCAGTAAGCAGAGGTGGTTGTCGGACGACCAGGTGCAGGTGCTCAACGAGCGCCACGGTTGGTTCAAGCACGGCGATGCGCAGAGTGGCGTGAGCCGCGCCTTCGCGAACGACGCCGTTGAGGCCCATGAGCGTCTGCGTGCGGCCGCGCCGGAGCTTCTGGCCGAGCTGCAGCGTGCGCAGGAGTTCATCGACAGCGTCCGCCAGGAACTGCACCATCGCCGGGTTGCCGACTGGTATCCCGAAGGTGCCCACAACGAAGCCGATCAGATGAGCGAGGACATGCGCCTGATCGGCAACGCCTGCGCTGACTTCGATACCAGCGCCGTCATCGCCAAAGCCACGGGAGAAGATCAGTGAACAAGGACAACGCAAAGGACGCGACGAGATCACCCACGCCCTGCGCCAGTACCGCTCGCGCAAGGCAATGAAACAACCGCCCTTTACCACTGAGAAGGGCTGATCTACGGAGGGAATGCGGAGTGGTGATCCGCTAAGTCAGTGAGTAACGGGGTTCCTAGGCCCGGTAAATCACTGATGAGGTTGTAGCTCAGTAGGTAGAGCGGGGCCACCCATGCCCGCGTCGATGGTTCGACTCCATCCGCCAAAGCCGGGCCCACACCACCGGCCCCTCCACCCCATTCAACACGCCGGGATGATCCCCGGCAGGAGATTCCGCAGTCATGACTGACATGACCCACTACCGCAAAGTCTTTGACTCGCCCTACCTGAGTGCGGCCGACATTGTGGACCCCGTGGTCCTGACCATTGCCCGCGTCACGCAGGAGACGGACAAGACCAAGAAGACCAAGGACGTGTTCAACACGGCCTATTTCCAAGAGCGTGAGATTCGGCCCGGCGAGAAGCTGAAGCCGATGATCCTCAACGCGACCAATTCCAAGATGATGGATCGCCTGACCGGCACTCCGTTCATTGAGGATTGGGCCGGGAAGCGAGTGACGGTCTACGTAGACGCGAATGTCAAGTTCGGCCGGGACACGGTGGAGGGTCTGCGCCTGCGTGCAGCAGCAGAACGCCGCCCCCTTACGCCGGAAAACGCATCCACGTGGGCCAACGCCAAGAGCGCTTACCAGCGTGACGGCAACCTCGACAAAGTGCTGGCCCGGTTCGACATGACCGACGAACACATTGCTCAGCTTAAGGCCGAATGCGCGCCGAAGCAGGAGGCCACGAATGAAGTGGATTGACGTCCAGCAGAACAGCCCGGAGTGGGAAGAGCTGCGGATCGGCAAGGCGACCGCCTCCAGCTTCAGCAAGTTCATGGCGAACTACGGCAAGGCGTTCGGCGAACCGGCGCAACGGTACGCGCTGCAGATCGCTCTGGAGATCGTGACCGGCCGGAAAGCTGAGTACAGCTTCAAGAACGACGACATGGAGCGCGGCCACGAACAGGAGCCGATGGCGCGGATGCTTTATGAGGAACAGCGGTTTGTAGACATCGCCAACGGCGGGTTTTTCGACTGCGGCGACTACGGCGACTCACCGGATGGGCTGGTCGAGGATGACGGCGTGATCGAGGTCAAATCAGTCATCGCCAGTACCCATGAGGCCACGATCAAGCGCGGCTCAGCCGATCCGGCCTACAAGTGGCAGATCGTCGGCCACCTGGATTGCTCAGGGCGGGACTGGGTCGATTTCGTCAGCTATTGCTCGGACTACCCCGAGTGGAGCCAGTTGGTCGTCTACCGGACCTACCGCGACGACGTGCAGGAAGAGCTGTCGCAACTCGCCGAACGTCGCAGCCAATTCCTTGAGCTGGTGCAGGCCAAGGTCAATCAAATTCATGAACGGAGTGCAACGTAATGAGCCAGAACTACGACAACACCAACCGTGGCGTGCTGTTCAAGAACGACCGCAAAGAGAAGGACAAGCATCCGGACTACAACGGGTCGATCAACGTGGACGGCAAAGAGTTCTGGCTTTCGGCCTGGATCAAGGAAGGTAACAAGGGAAAGTTCTTCAGCATGTCGGTCAAGCCCAAGGACGCGCAGTCCAATGACGCCACGCGAGGCACCGGACGCGCCCCGCAAGAGCAGACCCAGCAGGCTCCGGCCAGCGAGTTCAACGACGATGATATCCCCTTCTGAGGACCGGCCATGACTACTGATACCAAGGCTGTGGCGCGGTGGACATTCGGAGGATCTGAAATCGATCTTGAATCGTCGGAGAGTGGCGACTACGTCCTCTTCACCGACCACGAGCGGGCGGTGGGGGAGTTGCAAGCCGCACTCGCCGCGAGTCGCGCCGAGTTTGAGGGGTTGCAAGCGGCCTGTTCTGGCAGTTTGTACACACTATTTCTTGATGCCTACTACAAGGCGTGCGAGACCTCTAAGTCCTCTGATTGGCACGACGCCGCAATGCTTGCAAAGCATTGGGAACAGAAAATCGACGCCGCAATGGAGAAGGGAATGTCTGACATCAAGATCATTGAGGCTGCACCGAACTGGTGCCGCACATGCGGTCGTCGCCCCAACGACCCCATGTCTGCACTATGCCTCGATACGCACCACCGCACCATGGAACGAATCCATCCGCAGCCCGCAGAGCTGGCCGAGCAGCAGGGGGTGGAACTGCCGCCGCTGCCGGAAGCGTGGTACAGGCCGTACAGTCCGAATGCGCCGATTGGTCAAATTCTCTTCTCGGTAGAGCAGATGCAGGACTACGCACGCGCCGCCCTCGCTGCAACTGGCAGGAAGCAGGTTGGCGATATCGACCCGCGCGCGGCGCTGGGGTGGGAGAAAGCGTGCGCTGTAACTGGCCTTCGGCAGGTTGGCGAGGTGCAGGGGGATGCGCTGTCCCTGGCTGACCACATCACCGATCACCTGTGCCATCACGAGTACGACATTGGCGGGCGTAGCGAGCTGCTTGCTTGCGTAATCGAAGCCCTCGCCGCCCGCCAGCCGGGGGCGCAGGAGCCGGTGGCCGAGTGCTTGACCGGCGCTAACATCATGCGTCTTCCGGCTGGTCGCGGACTGCCGCCGGGGACCAAGCTCTACGCCGCCCCGCCCGCGCAGGGCATCGACCTGGGGCAGTTGTGGGAGCCGATCAAGGAAGCGGTGCACGTCGCCCTGAGTGTCCACGTCGCGGCCATGAGCCAGAAGAAGCGGGAGCAGGTCGCCGTGTACGTTGCTCGCCAGCTGCGCGCCGGCCACCGCGATGCAGCGCCGGGGGTGGGCCAATGAGCTGCGTGACCTGGGCTGTGTGCAGAAACCAGCGCTCCGTCACGGTGTTCTGTCTGGACTGCCGGGAGGTGCTCAACCAGCACGCACCGATGGTTGAAGCTCTGGAACTGAAGATGGCAGCGGAAGCCAGCCACGACTGCGCGGACATTCTGGCACCGCCGCTGCCAGCTACTGACCTGTTCGGTTTCCCGATGGAGAAGGCCAATGGCTGACCGTATCCGAGTGATCTACCGAACCATGCGCTGCTCTATCCCGGAAGGTGGAGAGGTCGTGCTGCACGTTCCGGAACACATCGGCGTGGAATCTCTTGAGATGGCCGCTGAATGCATCGCACTGCAAATGCGCATATTCAAGCGGCATGCCGAGATGGCAAACCTCGAAGTCCCCAAGGAGCCGACCAATGGCTGATATCGAACAGCAGGCCCGCGAGCTGCTGGCGCTCTGCCTCGGCGAGAGGGGCTTCCCCTGCGAGGCCGAGAACGTGCGTGCCGGGGAGGACCTGAAGGGCTACGAAGGCGAGCTGCAGGCGATTGCCCAGCTTCTGCGGCTCGGCCTCTGCGCTGCCATCCCCACCACCCTCTCCACCGTCAAGCCGCCGCGTGACCTGCGCACCAAGCTGCGGGAGGACGTATGACCAGCCACGCCGAGTGGATGCCGATTGATAGCGCGCCGAGGGATGGGACTTGGATTCTTGCATCAGTTAAGGGATGGATTCCTGCAGTAGCACGGTGGACGACTGATTGGCGGGAAGGAGGCTCCTTCGAGTACGTGGAGGCGGAGACATTCGCGGAGGAATCGCATTGGCGCGCATTTATTGAAACAACCGAACCGTGGCAGCCAACCCACTGGCTCCCCCTACCCCCGCCGCCGAAGGAGAGTGAGTGATGAAGCGTCGCTATCGATTCTTCCGCCGCATGGGTTGCGGTCCCTTCACCGCAGGATTCATCGCCCTACTCAATGAAATGTCCGGCCTTCCGCCCCACAAGGCCGGATTCATGCACCTTCTTTGGGATATGGGGGCAGACCAGTGAGCGACATCGAGAAGAGGGCGCGGGAGTTGTTGGCATGCCCGTTCTGTGGTGGTGATGCAGCCATCAGGAGTTGGCAGGATGAGGATCTGTGGAGCCACGCCATCGTTGAATGGCAGAAGGTGCACTGCACCGAATGCGAGTGCGAGGGGATATCCAGTTGCCCGGGGTATGAGCCGGACACCGTGCAGGCATGGAACACCCGCGCCGCCCTCACTCCGCCCGAGGGCTACGTGCTGGTGCCGGTGGTGCCGACTGAGGAAATGAAAGAGGCGGGCATTCGGGAGCGGGTGAAATCGCCTGCCAACATCAACCCATGCGTCGAATGGCCCGCCATGCTCGCTGCTCGCCCGGAGGTGACGCCGTGAACCAGGCTGATGCGATGTTTACATGCTTCATGGTGGCTCTGTTCGGCGGTCTGGGGCTTGTCTCTTGGGCCATCTCCGCGAACAGCAAGCGACTGACGTGGGCGGCTGCGGTATGGGTAGGTTTCTGGATGTCTCCGCCGCTCATCGGACTTTGGGTGAAGGCGGTGATTCTGTGAATAGCAACGAGCTGATCCGCAGGTACAAGCACCAGCGCCGCCGAAACGCGAGGACGATCCGGGAGCGGAACGAGACGATCCGGAGGCTTGAATGGAAGGTCAAGGTTTACAGGGAGGTTGCAGAGGACCAGCGTTTCATCATTGAGGTCCTGCACGAGCTGGCTGGCTCTTTGTTGTCGGAGCGCGAACGAGAGGAGGCCCCCGATGTCGGCGGCTGAGCAGCTAATGACCCTGGCGCAGGCGGCTGAAAGGTGCGCCTGTTCCACCAAGACCCTCCGCCGGGCCATTGATGCGGGTAGCCTTGCTGCCTGCCGCCTTGGTCAGGGCGCGAAGTCAGATCGAATCCACCCCGCAGACCTGTCCGTCTGGTGGGCCAAATGCAGGTTGCAGGCATGCCAATCACCAAGCGCCCCAACGGAAGCTATCAAGTTACAGTTGGACACGGCGGAAGAACGTATCGAAAGACGTCTCGCAGCTGGTCATACGCTGAGGCCAAAGCCTTCGAAAAGAAGTGGCTCGCGTCGTTCAACGCAGCTTCGGCTGGTCGTCAACCCGAGCGATCAATAGCGGATGCCATCGACAAGTTCCAGGTGGAGCATCTGCCCCGGCTGCGGTCGGAGGCAAAGACCAATTCGCACGTGAAGGCGCTGATGCCTTATATCCGCGGCAGGAAGCTGACGGACACGGCGAAGGTGTGGGCCGAGATCAAGGCTGCGGAGATCGGCAAGGCACCGGCCACGGTGAACCACAAGGGCCGGATTCTGAGGCAGATCACGCGGATGGCGTGGCGGGAATGGGGTTGGTTGGAAAGGCCAGCGGCGATTGCGCTGTTGCCTGAGAAGCCGCGCGAGACGTTCCTGACGACCGAGCAGGTCGAGGCACTGGCGAGGGCTTGCCCGAATCCATTGGCGGGCGACTACGTGCGTTTGGCAGCCTATACGGGCATTCGCCGTGGGCACCTGCTGCGCCTGACCCATCACGAGGTCAAGGAGGGCTTCATCCGGCTGGACCGGACGAGCAAGACGAGTTCCCTGCAGCTTGTCCCGCTGCACCCGAAGGTGCTGGGGATCGCTCAGCGGCTGCCCCTGCCGATCTCAGAGGATCAGGTCAGGTCGTCATGGGCGGCGGCGCGCGAGGCGTGCGGGCTGCAGGACGTGCGGTGGCATGATCTGCGCCACACCTGCGCGTCCTGGCTGGTGCAGGCCGGGGTATCGCTGCACACGGTTTCGGAGGTGCTTGGGCACAGTTCGCTGGCGATGACGAGGCGGTATGCTCACCTCGCGCCGGGCCATTTGGCCGATGCGATCAAGAAGCTGGCCTGA